CTTCAACGTCATGATCGTTTACGAGCCAAACATAACGCGCCTTTGGGTTTTTCTCAAGAATTTGCCTGTAAGGTACGTGAGGCATATAGGGTGAAGCATAGGCGCAAATGATCACATCATACTGCTTGGCAAGCACTTGTGGTAACGCATATTCGCCATCAAGAAGGTCTGCGCCAAGAGCGTGCTTTAGGATAAGGCTATTGCGGCAGTGAACAATAGACGTATCACTATAATCTTCGGCAAGGGGCTTGCGTTTACTTGTAGCTTCGATAATTAAAATATTCATGCTTTACAAAAGTTTCCTTGCTCGTTGGTATAGTATATTTCTTTGAAGTCAACATCTTTCAATAGCTTTTGGCAGTGTTTGCAAGGTTTCCCCATTGCCAATTTGTCATTCCTATCGATTCGAAAAGTAACCAAAGTATTTCTGGTGTGATCAACTTTGCCCGATTTAATGATCGCGCAGGCTTCTGCGTGAAGTCCACTCCCATCAAAGTAACCATACTTTTGGTTAATTGGGTGCGACTTTTTAGAGTTCTTGCCAATCGAAACAATTTTGTTTTTGTTTAAGATGAATGCGAAGTGACGGCAACGCAAGTCAACCCCATCATAGATGATTAGGCTTCTGGCTATCTGCACCAATCTTTCAAACCTCATTCCCTACGGGAATACGCTTTCTCAAAACTTGTCAAGCCTTTTGGAACTTCAATTTGAGAAAAGAGTCGTTATCTTCCATAACTTCCGTAAAGCCATAGGTTTTTAACAATTTTAAAAAGGCGTTTAGGCGCTTTCTCTTTTTAAATACATTAACGTAAATCTCTGGATATTTAGACTCTGCAAAGACGCCATAAACTGAACCTGTAATCTCTTGGCTTTGGTAAACGTTAGGGTCAGAAAAGACATAGCTCAACTCGGCAGATAGGCTGGTAATTTGCCTAAAGATCAAGACGCAAAAAATGGCTCCATTAGGAGCCACGTAAACAATAGAGTTTTTTGAGTTGTTTTGGATATTGACCGCGATCTCCTTAAAAAACATAGAAGGGGATACGGTAGAAGTGATTCCGAATGCCCCTTGGGCCTTCACAGCAAGCCTAAGAACTTCTGGGAGGTCATTCGTTCTTAATGGGCGAATCTCAAAGGATTCTATTTTTATTTGGTTTTTAGTACCCATAAGTGTAATATAATCTAAAGGTAAAAGGAAATGTCAAGGCAGTCTAATCAAAAAGTCAATGCGGAGCTTTTCTCGCTAGAGCCAACAGCTTTGTTGGAGTTCTTCGTCATTTATTATGATTACGTTAATCAGCCTGATGAGAAACTTTACATTCACGGCGGAACTAATGGAATACAGGGTTCGATTTATTGGCAAGGTCAAGAGTATTCCCCGTTCCCAATTCAAAGCTCAGGATTTGAAAGTAAAGGCGATGGAAGCTTACCAAGACCAAAGCTAACAGTATCAAATCAAGATTTCTTTATATCCAATTTATTAAGAAGACACAGCAATCTTATTGGCGCTAAGGTAGTTAGAAAAAGAACCTTCTTAAAGTTTTTAGATAATCAGAACTTCTCTGAGAGCAAAAACCCTTATGGCTCTGCGGATTCAACCGCAGGGCTTGAGGATCAAGTGTTTTTTATTCTAAGAAAAGCTGCGGAGAGTAGAGCCATAGTCGAATTTGAACTAGCTTCTCCGCTTGAATTGGAGAATGTCAACTTTCCAAAAAGAATCGTAATGTCCCGTTACTGTTCTTTTCATTACCGTGGACTAGGTTGCAGATACTCTGGGCCTCCTGTTGCAGACGAAAACGATGTTCGTATATCTTCGCCTGTTGATTTAAGGGCTGGTTTGATTAGAAGAAAGTACGGCAATGATGGTACTGCGCCATCAAGCGCAGATGATTTTACTGCAAAATTAGTCGCCGCTACATCTCCTACTCCTTCTGAAACAGTAACTGTGGGCGCGGCAGTAGACAATGAAACGTCAAAGAGCTATGAATTTCTTGGCTATTTTAGAGTTGATCGCGGAGAAGCCGGAAGATATTTTCTGGGCGTTGATCCAGATGACGCCGCCGATATTTTCTTAAACGGAAGAGTTATTGCTAGCAGTTATACCGGAGGTAATCAAAATGGATCTGCTCCGAAAGGCACTCAAGTAATTCAAGAATGGTTGCAAGAAGGCAATCACAGAATTTTGATTCGTTTTTGTGCTGCCGCTACATCTCCGCAAGGTTTGGGCTTATACTACAAAACTCCTGGTTCTGATACTTGGGTCGCCATCCCAGCATCAAGATTTTACTACGATATTGACGAAACTGGGAAAATGACAACTAATCAAAGATTTAGTAAAGACATATCTTTATTTAAAAATACTGCGTTAGATGGTTACTCTTTATTTGACTTTGGCTCGGGGGACAGAGCTAAATGGAAAATGAAAACAGAATATAGAGTTGGCGATTTTGTTTATTTGGAAAATTTTAATGTTAAGGTTCCAAAGCAAGATATCAATGCTATTCCAAATTGGGAGCCGCTCTATAAAGTTTACGTTTGTATCAAAGACCATACAAGCTCTTCCAATAACCATCCATTTTTTAATAAAGTTTATTGGCTGGCAGACCAGTGCTCAAGAACACTAACTGGCTGCTCATTTAGATTTGGCAAACAAAGTGCATTGCCTTTTGGCGGCTTTCCGGGAACAGAAGAATATTCAATTAACCAATGAAGTCTATCATAGAACACGCTGAAAAATCTGAACTTGAGGTTTGCGGTTTTGTTCTCGCTGAGAACGGGCAATTAAGAACTGAGCCTGCAAAAAACATAGCAGTATATGAAGGCGACGTATTTGAAATACACCCTTTAGAAATTCTGCGCCATATCAGAAATGGAACACTAGCTGCCATTTATCATTCTCATCCAAAAACAGAAGAGCTAGAATCAAAATTTGATCAGTTTAATTGCGAGAACTCTTGTATTCCTTATGTTATTTATAGCAAACAAACTAATAAATTTAATCTTTTAGTCCCAAGAAAGCCTCACGTAAAAAAAGAAAACTTAGAACTATTAAAAAAGCAATATGACTAATGTTTATTTATATGGTGAGTTGCAAAATAAATTTGGAACTGAATTTAGATTCAACATCGGTTCAGCAAAGGAAGCTTTGTTTGCAATCAACGCGAATAGAAGAGGGTTTCTAGATGAAATAAAAAAATTAGGAACGAAAGGAGTTTTCTATAGAGTGGTTGTTGACGATCAAGTTCTTGAGAATCCAAAAGAATTTGATGTAAAAAAAATTCCACAAGAAATTCATATTGTTCCTGTTGTTTGGGGAGCAGGAAAAAATGGCGCACTAATAGCGATTGGCGCAGTTTTAATGATCGCTACTGCTGGCGCAGCAGCCGGTTTTTTCGGAGCCGCTGCTCAAGGTTTATTTGGCGCTGCTGCGGCTGGCGGCGCTGCGGCTGGCGGCGCTGCTGCGGCTGCAACTGGATTTTCGGCTTTAGGTAGTGCTATATTTGGCATAGGAGTTGGTTTGGCATTGCAAGGAGTAATGGGATTATTGTATCCACCGCCAAAACCAGATTTAAGTCAAGAAGTCGCAGCCGGTGGCAAATCTTATTTATTTGGAGGCAAATCAAACAATACATCTCAAGGTCAAGCTGTTCCAGTTGGATATGGCAGACTTCTTATCGGAAGTTCTCAAATAAGTGCGAGCCTTGGACACTATCCGTTAAAGACCGATATCAAAACGTTGATGACTCCTGTTGATAGGCCAATCGATGATTATACCGATCTTGAATTTAGCAATGAGGATGAAACAGCCGCGCTTGATAGTTTTTATACAAACCAAGCAATGGGAATGGATGAATCTCTTTCGTTCACTACTGTTAATATTTTAAATTCTTATTCTAGCATCATAAGCAGAAGCGTAGTAAAAGTAACTACTGAACCAGTCGAGGTAGTCGTTAAACGAAATTCAGAAATCATCTCTAATCCTAATTTACCAAATTACGATACTGAAATTCAGTATCTATGGGAGGACATGAGTTCTGAAATAAATAAGGGTAAAGTAAAAATCGAAAACCCTTACGCTTTCAGTTCTGGAGTCGTTTATAGATCTTATTTTGCAAAGGACTTTTCTTATTATAGCGATTTAGTTGGCGGTTCAAATACTGGCTCTTCGTATTTCATTTCTTATCCGCAAAATTCACTGGTGAGATATGGACCGGCGCAGTTTAGAACCTTAACTTTTGCCAATTGGGATAGCGGTTATATTTATGCTAGTGGAGAACTCGCTAAACTAAGTG